AATGTAGCCGATAAAATTAAAGCAACAGCCTATGGGCGCACAGTCGCAAGCGAAGCGGTCAGGCGCGTTGCCGAAGGTGTCCGCGTATCGAAATCAAGCAAAATCGGTGAATTCTCTTATGGATTTGCGGGTCAGCGTTTTAGCGGCGGTGGCACTACACAAATACTCTGGCCGGGTCTTGAATTTGGATCTAATCGTTTTAAGCAATTCCCAAGACGCACTCCAAACCGAGGACGGGGAAATTCGGGATATTTCATCTACCCAACCCTTCGCCAAATTCAGCCTGAATTAGTGAGACAATGGGAAGATGCGTTTAGTGAAATACTTAAAAAGTGGTGATTAATGGCCGGTAATAGAACTCTTAAACTTTCCATTCTTGCTGATGTTGATGACTTAAAAAAGAAGTTAGACACCGGCTCCAAGGATGTTGAGGGCTTTGGCGGTAAGTTAGAAAAGTTTGGAAAGGTAGCCGCAGCCGCTTTTGCAGCCGCCGCAGCCGCAGCCGCTACTTACGCAGTCAAATTAGCGGTCGATGGAGTCAAAGCGGCTATTGAAGATGAAGCCGCTCAAATTAGATTAGCAACCGCTGTAAAAAATGTAACCGGCGCGACTGATGATCAAATTGCAGCAATCGAAAAAAATATTACAACATTATCTTTAGCAACGGGAGTTGCTGATGATCAATTGAGGCCCGCATTTCAAAGATTAGTTACTGCAACTGGTGATGTAACTAAAGCTCAAGATACTTTAAATCTGGCTTTAGACATAAGCGCTGCAACAGGTAAGAGTTTAGATCAAGTCAGTAACGGATTGGCAAAAGCGTTTGAGGGTAATACTGGAGCTTTAGGCCGACTTGGAACCGGTTTATCAACCGCAGAAATAAAGGCGCTGGGACTTGATGGAACTATTAAGGAACTCTCTAAAACTTTTGGTGGAGCAGCTGAAAATCAAGCCAATACTTTTCAAGGTCGCATTGAAAGGTTAAAAGTTGCTTTTGATGAAGCAAAAGAAACAATAGGCAATGCTTTATTACCAATTTTAGAAAAATTACTTGGATTTATCACAACTTATATTCTGCCCGTCTTTCAGCGTTTTAGTGATGCTATAAACGCCAATAAGGGTGGATTAAATGATCAATTGAATCATTTTATTCAAATCGCAAAAGAGAATGTAATTCCCATAATTGATGCACTAAAAGCCGCTTTTAACCGCATAAGAGATTCAATAATTGATAATCGAGATAAAATTCAGAATTGGTTGCAAAATTATCAAGATATGTATCAATGGGCAGTTAAATATCTGATTCCATTATTCCGCGTTGTTTTGGTTGCTGCAATTGAAGATGCGAGCCGCAAAATATCTTTAGCAATCCAAATTATTGCGCCGGTCGTAGAAGCGATTAGTAAGAGTGTAACTTTTTTCATCAATGGCATAATTACACAAATAAATCTTTTTATTGCAGCATATAATAAATTAAATGGTTTATGGGGCGGTAAAGATGTGCAACCAATCGATTTAATCGGCCAAACAAAAACTACAGGAATTCCTGGCGTTGCTCTACCCTCGCCTCAAACTACACCAAAAACATCAATTCCGATAACAGGAATAAATATTGGCTCGCAAACTCCCGCTGTTATTCCAACAATCCCTACGGAAACAGCAACAACAGCTGTAACCGCATCGACACCAGTAGTTGCTCAAATGCCCACTCTAGGCGTTGCTAGTGTTGGCGGTATCGGTGGTATAAGAGGGCCGGGATTATTCACAAATCCGGACGAACCCCGAATTCAAGTAATTGTCCAAGCGCCAAGCGTAATCGATCAAAATGGATTTACCGCAGCTGTGGTCGATGCCTTTAATCAAGTGCAAGCTAGAACCGGCGGTGGAGCAAGTCGCCTAGTTGCGCTATGACACTTTGGAATCCGGTCTATCGCATTAAGGTTAATGGCACTACCGCTACTTCAGCGACTCTTGCTGGACTAACAATTACCTCGGGTCGCACCGACATTTACTCACAGCCCATTGCTGGCTATTGCAATTTAACGCTTATTGAGACCAATGAATCGGCAATTACTTACGATATTAATGATTCAGTAACAGTCGAAGTCCAAGATTCCACCGGCACTTATGTCAATTTATTCGGTGGTTTCATTACAGATGTCACTATTGCAATTCAAACCGCAGGATCTACAGCTACCAGCCAACGAATCAATATCGTTGCTGTCGGAGCCCTTGCCCGTCTTGCCCGAGCTGTATTCACCGGCAATGTGGCGCATCAGTTCGATGGCGACCGAATCTATGATTTGTTAGCCACAGTCTTATTTGATACTTGGGCTGAAGTACCCGGCGCTTTAACTTGGAATACCTATGACGCAACGACCCAATGGCAGGATGCAGAAAATAGCGGATTGGGCGAAATTGACCGCCCGGGCGATTATGAGTTACACAGTCAAACTGGACTAAATTCAACGATACTTCAATTAGCCAGCGGATATGCAACAAGTGGACTGGGTTATCTTTATGAAGATGCCGAAGGCCGAATTGGTTATGCAGACTCGACTCATCGATCTCAATACCTTGCAACAAATGGCTATATTGACCTAGATGGCAATCACGCCTATTCGACCGGTTTACAAATTACCAAGCGAGCTGGCGATATTCGCAATTCAGTCACAATCAGTTATGACGGAACGAGTTCATCGACAGTAAGCGATTCTGATGCCGATTCAATAACTCTTTATGGCGAATTAGCCAGCACCATCACGACTACCCTTCGTCACCAAGCCGATGCTGAGGCTCAAGCGGCCTTTTATTTACTTATCCGCGCATATCCCCAATTCCTTATGCGACAGATTGGTTTCCCAGTCCATTCGACCGAAATCGACAATACCGACCGAGATTCCTTGTTGGAAGTCTTTATGGGTATGCCGGTCAATATCGTCAATCTTCCGGTCAATATGGTTAATGGCGAATTCCAAGGATTTGTTGAGGGATGGACTTGGACTGCCTCATATAACCGCCTTGACCTTCAAATGACTGTTTCGCCAATTGCATTTAGCCTTCAAGCCTTCAGATGGAATTCAGTACCGGCAACTGAATATTGGAACACTCTTTCAACCAGTCTAACTTGGTTAGACGCTACAATTGTCGCCTAAAGGAGAATAATGCCAACAACAACCAATTTTGGCTGGACAACACCAGCCGATACAGATTTAGTCAAGGATGGCGCATCCGCTATCCGCACCCTTGGCAATGGAATCGATACTTCATTAGTCGATCTCAAGGGCGGTACAACAGGCCAAGTATTAGCAAAAGCATCAAATACCGATATGGACTTTACTTGGAGTTCAGTAGATCCATTAACAATTCTTGATGCTAAAGGCGATTTAATTTCTGCAACGGCAGCTGATACTCCAGCAAGATTAGCGGTTGGAACAAACGGACAAGTTCTCACGGCAGATTCCTCAACCAGCACCGGGTTAAAATGGGCAACTGCCGCCGGCGGTGGAAAATTGTTGCAAGTTGTCACAGCAGTTTCAACCGGTTATGTCGCTGTAACTGGTACGACTTATGCCGATGCCAATTTATCGGCCACTATCACACCGACATTAAATACTAGTAAAATTTTAGTTTTAGTGACGCAAGGTTTCGGTTCTTATCAAAATACAGCAAGCGCAAAAAATGATGCTTATGCCCGAATTATGCGCGGCGCTACTGCAATTTGGACAAGCGATGGAACTTCAAGTACCGCGATTACTTATACGAGTAAGGCTTACGCGGACACTTCTTACACCACTTTGACTTTACATTATGTTGATTCTCCAGCATCGACAAGTGCATTAACTTACAAAACACAATGGAAAATGGCGAATACTACGAACGACCATACTCTTTATATGAATTATGGCACTTATCCTTCGCAAATCACACTTTTCGAAATAGGAGCTTAATATGGATTTAATTTTAACTACTAGAGCAATCCACAAATTGCGTCCGGGAACCGAATGGATTTTGGATGAAAATACTGGTTTGAAATTCATTGATGAATCAATCAAAGTGCCAACCAATGCCGAAATTGCTCAAGCCATCGAAGAAGTTTTAGCAGATGATGAAGCAAAAGCAGAAGCCAAAGCAAACGCAAAAGCAAGCGCTGAGGCTAAATTTGCTGCACTTGGTCTAACTGCTGACGAGATAGCAGCCTTGCTTAGTTAAGTTATGGCGAAACTATGCAAAGCCGGAATCCAGTTAAGAGAACAGCTGGATGATGATTATCCGAATCGCTCAAGAAAATCGGATGGTTGGATAGGCGATGCTAGGCACTCAGCTCGTAAATCGGATCACAACCCTGATGAAAACGGAATCGTTAGGGGTCTCGATATCACGAGCGATTTGGGAGCTCATCCGGAAGAAGCGCACTCGGTAGTCGAGAAGATTCGCAAGTTAGCCAAGCGAGGCGATAAGCGAATCAAATATTTAATCTTCGATGGGCGGATTGCCTCACCGATTATTAATTGGAAGTGGCGCAAGTATCGCGGAACGAATCCGCACCGCTCCCATTTCCATATTAGCTTTACAACTCTCGGGGATAACGATGGGTCTTGGTTTGACCTAGAAGGAGAACGCAATGTCAAACGATCTAAAAAAGGCCGCCGAAAGCTGGCTAAAGACATTCATAGCAACAGCCCTAGCGACTTATCTAGCGGTGGGATTAGACATCGAAGCGATTGCCAATGCAGCTGTGGTGAGCGTAATCCCCTCAATAATCAATTGGCTCAATCCCAATTACGAGAGATACGGTAAAGTCCGGTAATGGAAGCCAACGCTATTGCTGGCTTTGTCGCGTCCGTTCTCGGATCCATTGGCCTATTAATTGCCGGACTTCGCTACATAATCAAACTCGAGAACCTTCCATTAATTTCGAGACTTGATAAGTTAGAATCGACCCTTGAATTAGCCCTACGCGAGAAGGTGGCAAAAGGTGGCAACTCGAAAGCGCGCCGCTAAGCGCAAGCCAGTTAAGCGCAAGCGCACAGTAAAAGAGCTACCAACTAAGCTTGATTATTGGGCAATTGCTTGCCAAGAAATTTACAAATCTTGCCGCAATGCCGGAATGGATGAGGGCACAGCTCTCGCTTTTGCAATGGATAGAAGCTCTTGGCCGGACTGGGTTATTGATGCCAAC